GTATATGAGAACTTGTAGGTCGTTGCCGGAGTCTCGACACCCTTCGCAGCTGTATATGCTGTTGTGTCGTACCCTGGCATGGGTGGAAACCGCGTCTGGTAAACGCGAATCATTCCTGCAAAATCCGTAGATGTAATTGCTGGAACTGTGATGCGATCCACTAGAGTGCTGCGACGGAGCAGCAATCTCACGGAAGGAACCGGTTCTCCCCAGTTGACAAGGTACCTCTCGTCGAAGGGAGTGTTGGAGTGAATAGGTTCAACTCCTGACTGCATGCCGAATATCGTATAGGTATTCGGAATGTCACGTGGGTTGGCGAACTCAAGGTTCTCAGCACCACGCACAAATACCAACACGGAACAGGTGGCCGTGTCGATAGGTGCAGTCAAATTGTTGAGCACTCTGACCGTCAGCGCACCATTGGTCGCCGAAACCGGAGGGATAACCGCCGATGTGGACCAAGTTGGTGTAGCTGTGATCAAGGGGCATGCAAGCCAAGGCAAGGCTTGCATGTATGGTACGCGGAACTCAATTTCGTCGCTCTCTTGGATGTCCAGAATAGCAGTGTACGCCACGTGCGTGTAATCTGTAGTCCCTGTGAGAGTGGAAGCTGGGTCCCAATGAATGCGGAGGCGACCGCTGTGGTACTGGGAACATACCACTTTGAACCTGAAGATGATATCACCGCGCCAATGCCCGAACGCGGTTCCTACCCATCCCATTGGGGTGGTAGTCACCGCATAAGTGCCTGCGCCTGAAGCGGTACCACGTTCACTTAGCATCGGATGAACGCTGGCAGAGAAAATTAATGCTCCAGCAGCGCCACCGGCAGTCCAAGTTCCTGTCGCCAGGTAGGACTCTTTTTGAACGAGGTGAGTAATACTCAGTTCATCTTCAGGGCCAACGCCAACAATCCGCGGATCGACTGAGAGTTCGCCCTTCGGATCGAGCATGAACTTCGAAGTCGGTTCAGAGATTTGCGCTGACGCGAGGTCGTGGAAAGGCACATTCTTGAAAGGTTTCACGTCTTCTATCACAGGGACATTAGACCATCCGAAGAGCTTAGCCATCTGACTCACGGCACTTGCCCCAATGCCAGTTGCCTTTGCCAATCTGCCTATGATTGGCACGCGTGACAAGTACGTTGCCCAATGGGCCACGGCCGCTGCAGGGGCAGAGACGGGTACGTTTCCGTACTCATCTCCACTTTGCAGTGCCAGGCCAACTGTTGGGCCGAACAGTGTCACGTCCTCCATCCACGCGTAGATCTGGATCTGAACCCCGTTTGATGTTGCGCCATTCGCGCTAGCCAGCTGTGTGAATGCTGTGAGCGTAAGTCTGCCAAGAGTGGCGACGTCCGCAGCGCTAGTGACGGCAACATAATTCTTTGGGTAGATGAAGGGGAGTGTCATTTCCCCACCCTCATTCTTTTGGGGGAGGATCCAAATGTGAGGCCTCTGTGACTGCTGCAGCTTCACACCCGTTGTGCTGCTCAGCGGCATTGCTGAGTTGTGCAAGGGGGTGTAGTACAGCATCAGAGCACCGTAGTAAAAGTTCGCGGCGTTAATCACGACCTTCACCTTCATATTTCCTCGGAGATACGCAAAGTTGTTGATCTTATACGCAATCTCGGTGGTCGATAGGTACAACGACCACGGGTCAAATGTGGTGTCTGAGAGGACTCCTGGTGTCCACGAAACAGTAGCAATCAAACGCGGTCTTGACAAAAAATCGCCTAAATTCGCATTGTTCTGCTTGTCGTACGTGAACAGGTTCTCGTTTGCTACAGCGAAATCTAACGTGTCTCCACGCCCGCTATCAACGAACATTGCTGTTTGCAACTGCTCGGAAGCGGACGTGTGTGTAGCCATCACGTCAGACCCGGTACTTGGTGTCTCGCCACTCTCCATACCGGACTGGAGGTGGAATTCTTCTTGTGTGTTTTCGGTGGACTGTAATTCTCCGCGATCGCTTCCTGCCCAGGAAACGGTGCGGTCTTCTCTGTTGTGCCTGTCGCGCACTTCTATGGTAGGAAAAAACACAGGGGTTCTGACATCTGGACTGCTCGCATACACTTCATCGCCTGAGAAAGGGCTAGAAGGAGGGGTCGACACAGCCAGGGTGGTTTGGTTAGCGTTTCCGCGGGACGATCCACCATCGCCCACAAAGGTTGGGTGTTCAGGATCTCCGTCATCATAACAGAATCCGCACCTCACTTCGGGACCATTCTCGTCAATTGCCTCACATCGTCCACAGTGAGCACAAAGGCGATAAACATCCCCGCGGCCTTCGTCATAGCTTCGCTGGCACCCACCGCGCCCGCAAACATGACAAATCCGCGCTTCATTGAATTGCTCGAAG